CATTATATTGCTGTGAGCCTGATCCCCCAGTTAATGATGCTGATAATCTAACTTTACCACCACTATTGAAAAAATGTCTAGCCTGGTCACTGGTTGCGAATGTAGCTGTTAGTGTAAGACTAACAGAAGTTGACCATGCAGTAGAATAGGTAGCTGTGCCTTTAGAAGATATAACAGATTGTGAACCGTCTATTTTAAATCGGTTTGCTAGGGCTATTTCTAAAAGAGTATCATAGTTACTGTTGGGAGAAGCTGCTCCGAACCCAATAGGATCTCCAACATTTACTGTTACAATGCTTGGAATCACACCGTCTTGGTGTAGTCTTATATTAACAATATCGTATCGCAATAAATCCCATTGTGCTTTGTAAATTTCGTTTCCAGTAAACACGTCAGAACTTTGCACAGTTTGACCATAGCCTAGTGTGCCAGAACCAGGGCCTATCATCGATTCTGCTTTATCTTGAATGGCTACATACTGTGCAGCAAAGACGTTGGTTCCCGAAGTCATTATAACACCAATGCTTCTATTACGCTAATACTATCCGAACCAGTTGACTCGAGTGCCACTGCAAACACATTGGCATAATTGCCATGTGCTGCAATCGCTGCACCTCTTGGCCCAGCTACTAACCGATCGCCCTTTCTAACTGAACCGTATACCTTGCATGGTACTCTACCTTTTAGAGCAATATAAGTGCCACCTTGTAATTCACTGTTCATCATATAGGCTGGATTAGCAGATACCACTCCAATAGCACGGGTGTTAACATCTGCAGCAGTAACTTCTTTTTCACCGCCTATCATTACCACGGTGCCTGTTTCATATTCTTGATCAGCAATATATTTTTCTGCTAGGTCAGCATACCGAGCTGCTGTGGCTGTGCCTTTGAATACGTTAGCTGTGATATCACCGCTGATATCTCTTGCAGCTATACTGTAGGAAGTGGCTGTGAGTCTAGCAGTTCTGTACTGAGTACTGACTGTACCGTCTGCCCAAGCTGGATCAGATCTAGCATCGGTGCGATCAATAAAGGTGCGGTCTACTTTGTCTGCTGTTCCTACAAATTGGTTGGCTACAAGATTACCATTACTGCTACGTATAGCCACTGTGGCTACAAGAATAGGCAAACCGGTGTCGGGATCAATCAGTTGTGCTGCGGCGCTGCTCTCTACGCCGTTTAACAACTGCGCGGTGGCAGCAGTTGCAGCTGATCCGGTTATAGATCCAGTTAGTGTTCCTACAATATTAGCACCAGCAAATCCTATCTGTTTGGTAGCAGCATTGATTATCACACTATTGTCATTGGCCAACACATTGCCTTTGTGACTACCGGTAGTATCGCCTGTGACTGCACCTACCAAAGAGCCAGTGAATGTGGTAGCATAGACATTGCTCCATCGTAGCCCTTGAGGATACGCAGTGGTAATCGGTGATCCTAACGTATAGGCATTACTAACCCCAGGCATCAGACCAGTTTTTGTAATTAAAGCAATGTCTCGCTCATCTGTGGTTTCTGTAACTGTGATTCTAAATGTGATGTCGTTACCAAGACGATTTTCAATTATAACATTGTTGCCGCCTTCTACATTGATTCTAAGGTCGTTACCGTCACCTACTTGGAAGCCAGGATCTTTGAAACTAACTTCTGATGTAAATGAGCTTTCACCTGTTTTGATGTATTGGTCAGCTGTGAAGCCTCCCAGTTTAGTGGCGTTGCTTGCAGTTCCCCAGAAGGTAAAATCGTCAGTGGAAACACCAGTCTGTGATTTAGCTAGTGTAACGCCTTTCTTTATTACTGTGAAGTCATCTATGGCATTTTTACTATTGTCAAGGGTAAAAGCAGTTTTACTAACTATTGCTATGGTTTTGCTATCTGATATAACCTTTAATATAGTATGTGGGCCTTCTGCGGTACTCACAGTTCCATACACCACTGCTGGACTGATAGTCGAGGTTCCTAGATCCGGGCTGGCGATTGGTCCGATCAACGTAAATGCTGTGCCGTTATAGGTGTATAGCTGTTTGGCTCCTGTGTCCCACCAAAAATCACCTGCGGCTAACCCGCTGGGTGCTGATGCACTGGCTTCGGCACCACCTGCTACTTTAAATCTAGATCCGTCATAGAACTTGAGTTTTTTAGTGGAGGTATCAAACCAGACTTGTCCTGTTACAGATTTAGGTGGTGCTGTGGTGTTGGCAAAGCTTTCTAGTAAATGCACAAAATTTTCATTCTGTACTTCACCATAACCTGCGTAATTTTTACCTACTAGACGTAGATCTGTAGTGGTGTCGATAGTACCGTCAGCTACAGACGTTAAAAATACACCGTTAAATTTGTTGACTTCATATGCCATTCTGTTAACCCCTAATATCTTGTATTTATTACTGTCATACTACACGAGCTGCTGCGGCTTCACGCTGCTGCTCAAGCTGTATGTACTCTGCATCTGATAAACTAGTAGCAATATTCAATGCTTTCTGCCTAATATGCCGCAAAATCTTCCAATCTGTGCTGTTTAAAAATTCACGTTCTTGACCGTTGGCAGCATCTGCAGCTCTCTGTGCAGTAACTCCGGCCGCTACCGCAGCAACAGATTTGCTGGCTACATCAAAATAATGTGTTTGTGCTGCTATTTGAGCAGCTTGTGCATCTGTGATTTCCACCACTGCAACAGAACTCGGCACATTAGGTTGGTAACTTAATACACTAACTACTAGATTATTCTCTATACAAACATAATGCATGATTAACTCCAAATGGCCAAATAGTTTGCTGCTGGGGTGCTTCGTTGTTCTGTGTTCTGCACATAGACTCTAATCCTATCACCGAGATAAGAATACGTACATCTGATACTGTCGTTGCCGTCTACACCACCAGCATAATGAACTACATGGATAGAGGGTATAAATGCTACAATATTTGCCATGCTTTTTCCTGCTGGAGGAAATACATCAAAAAAGTTTGCGCCATCGTTAAATGATCCAACTTGATTAGTGTATCCCGACGTACTGTATTGTGCCCCACTGACAATAGTATACTGTGGTAATCTACTGTCTACATAGGTTTTGGTAGTAGCGTGATTTGCATTAACAGGGGCGCCAACTAATGTTAGATATCCTGTCATAGTGCTGCCAGCTAACGCTACTTTAGTAGCATCGGTGGCTATGATTGTTATGTCCTGTGTGCCATTAAACGACACACCGTTGATGGTTCTTGCAGTTTGTAATTGTGTTGCGGTAGAAGCATTACCTGTGACTGCACCTACAAGATTAGCTGTGATAGTACCCGCTGCAAAATTGCCGCTGGCGTCACGTGCTACAATTTTGCTGGCTGTGTTAGAACTTGCTGCATCTATTCCTAGTGTTAATGCTGTTGATCCGTCGTAATAATTGTAAGCATTAGGACCTGAAATCGAATAACGGTAAACAGATACCTGAAACGGATCACCTTGTATTTTATTAATTCTCCACCCTCTTAATTGGTATGTTGTAGAACCAATTGTATAGGTTGTATATCTATCCGGAAGCACAAATCCATCTTTCTGATACGTTATATTAGCTGGAACATCTTTTATAGTTTCATATAACCCAAATGTTGTTGTTGAAGAGACTAAAATAGATCCGTTTTCATAAACGGCTGTACGTTTACCCTGTAGCGGACCGCCTTCATTCCATGCAGGTGTTATTTCTACCCAAGCCGTTAGTGTTCCGTTTAAAAATTTATTTAAAAAATCAGAATCCGAAGTATTATAAACATTTCCTAATAATCTTTGTAGATATATTGCAGTGAAAAATTCAAAATCAGGCGCTCCTTGATATTGCAAAGTGCTTCTAGTGTATGTGGTGCTATCTACTATTATAGATGTGGCGCCAACATCGGAACTCGATGCAACTTGATTTCCATTTTGTCTTACTATAACATATTGAGTCCATCCAGGTATCCCTGTTGGGGTATCTATAGTAATCCATCCAGAAAAATCATTATCATTTACTAAAATCTGCCAAGCTGCACTAGGAATAGCATATCCAGTAGCATCTACAATCGTGCTAGTTAACGTGCCTGACAGAGAAATATAATTTCCTTTGGTTAGAGATTCTTGAGCAATCGTCTGCCATGCTAGGCCGCCGGCCTGTGCAGTAAGTACAGTACCCGCCGTTCCTAGCCCTAACATAGCAGTGGTGTTTGCTGCTGTTTGATAAGGAATAGCTCCGAGGCCGCCGCCGGGAAGATTTGTAGCTGTGGTTGCTAGGGTAGCTGTGGTGGCATTGCCAAAAAAGTTGTTAGCATAAACACCGTTAAATTTATATCCTGTTATACCAAGATTGGTTGTGTTGTCGCCTGTGATAGCTGGAGCATTCGGACCGCCGAGACTTAACGAAGTTGCAGAATCCACAAAGTTGACATCCGGACCACTTGCTCCCATATCAAAATTCAAACGTCCTGTGGCAGATCTAATTGTTGGAGTACTAGAATCAACGAACATTCTTAGTTGATTTCCGCTGCCTACAAATATTCCGCTATCATTGACGTTTAGAGAACTTAGTGTACCTACCTGTGTCAACGAACTCAGGGTCACTGTACCGTTTATTGTTGTTCCAGTTAACGTGTCCGCACTAGCCGGTACTGTGATGCTGTTAGATCCATCAAACGCTACTCCATTTATAGTTCGTGCAGTGGCTAACCTTGTAGCGGAAGCTGCGTTGCCTGACAGAGTAGCACCAATAAATTGAGTGGCTTGCACAGTGTTAAATGTACTGATTCCTGTTGAAGCAGTAACATTACCGGTTAGATCTCCAACAAATGTGGCTGTGATAGTGCCTGCTGAAAAACCACCTTCGGAATTTCTTGCCACTACCTTACCTATATTATTAGAAGATGTTGCATCAACACTCCATGTGGTTTCTGTGTTGCCGTTGAAATCAGAGCCAGAAATATAAGTGCCTTTTTTCAATAAGTTAGGGGTATTAGCAGTCACCGTGATATTCGATGTAGCATTAAATGGCACGCCATTAATCAATCTTGCAGTAGATAATTGATCTGCAGTAGCGGCATTTCCTGTAATGCTGCCATTGATCTTGGCTGTAGCGGATAAATTAATTCCTACCTGTAAGGCATTGCTGAATCCAGTGACTGAATTACTAGGGTTTATAACAAATGCTGTGGCTGTACAGATAGCAAATACAGTACCGTTGGTTTCTAAAAAGATCACCGGCTGAGGATCACCTGCTGTATTATCTAAAGAACCAGCTCTGGCTCTAGTAGACCCAAACCCTTCAACAGCCTCGGGTCCTATAAATCTCCATTCTGTGCCGGTGTATATATACAATTGGTTGATAGGAGTTTTTAACCATAGCGCACCAGCATTGGTGTTAGGTGGTGCTGTTGGACTTGATGCAGCCGACCCAATAGGATTCCACTGTGCGCCATCGTAGGCATAGGCAGTATCATTTGTGGTGTTAAACCATATCTGTCCTACCAACGGTCTCGCTGGCGGAGCTGTGTTGGCGAAATTTTCTAAGAGGAATACAAAATTTTCATTCTGTGTTTCACCGTAGCCTACATAGTTTCTGCCTACTAGGCCTAGACTGGTGGTGGTATCTAAGGTGCCATCATCAAGCACCACTAGTTGCACCCCATTAAACTTATTAATTACATAGGCCATTTATGCCGCTCCTGGTTCATTATGGTGGAAGCACTTGATCTGACTGATGTGCCCACACACCACCTACTATTTGAAACAATTTAATAATTCTTGTCACAGACACACTAGCTGCTGCAATAGTGGCTGTTGGAAAACTTATATTGGTAATTGCCAGACTACTGGATCCGGTCAAATGGTTAGTAATAAATGCTGCTGTTGACAAGCCTGGGGGCAGCGAATTTATTTCTAGACTCTGTGCATTATTGCTGATCAAACTGCATAATACTCTTGCATAAGTCAACGATCTATATTCTCCCACCGGAGCAAGATTGTTTAAGATGTTGTTAATTATATAGGTATTTGATTTTCCATCAGAAAGATCAATGCTGAAAATTAACGGTCTTGATTCTACTTTATTATCTGCATATTCTTTAGTGGCAGCATCTTGGGCAGAGGTAGGATTTGCTAGGCCGGTGATTTTTGGAGAGCCTATTAACACCACATTTCCTGCGCCATCTGGTTCTAATTCAATGTCATAGTTAGACGACACCGTGGAGATTCTGTGGTTTTCAAATCTCATTTGTGTGACTGGCGGCGTTCCGGGGCCCACGTTAATCACGTTTAGTGTACCGAAAGATGTAACACCAGGGATACTAGTAATTGCAGATCCTAAACTGTTTCCGTCGATAACTTTTGTTCCACCGATGTAAACACCTTTCCCTGCTGCTAGATTCAATGTTTCAGAAATATCTAACCAATTGCTGCTATTACTGTAAGCAATGGTTTTATCAGTTCCGCCTTTGATAGTTATACCTGCACCGTCAGCTGTGACGTTGGTAGGACTAGTAGAATTGGCAATGATAATATTTTTATCTTCTACTGTAAAAATACTGGTGTTTAGTGTAGTGGTAGTTCCTTCGACTGTAAGGTTTCCGTTTACTACTAGGTCTCCACCAAGATTAACAGTACTGGTCGATATGGCAGGATATAATCCAATAGTTCTAGCACTTGCATTTATTACTATTGCACTTTCTTGGGTGTCTAATCTGTTAACACTCAAGGTGATGTTTTTATTGCTTGAGGAATTAGCTAACGTTATATCACCAGTGGTAATAAACAATGATCCGTTAGTAGCTGAACCAAAGAGCAGTCCATCGTCATCAGTAATTTGTAGTTGTCCGTTAATTGCATTAGTTGTATCTGTACGAACATATGTAGTAGCAGGGGCTCCACCGAGACTGTCACTGTTGATACAGGTCGCACGTATTTTAAAATCAGCTAATGTGCCTACATTAAACCCGGGTGCAATAATGCCTGCATATCCGATAATGGGTATTTTTGGGGTAAAACTATCTTTGGCAAATATGCCTAACAATATACCATTGTTATACAGACTAGTGATAACCCTAGTTTGGTTAAGAGTATCTAGTATGGTATCTACTCTAAGTCCGCTTAGACTCTGTGAACTGCTATACGATGGAGCTAACAGTATTGCCGCTGCACCGTCAAAGAAAAATAATTGTTTACCAACATCATCGTACCATAGATCACCTATGGCCAAAGTCGAAGGCTGAGTACTAGATATTGTTGCAGAACTAACTGGCACAAAACTAACACCGTTATACACTTTCAATTTTGATTCGCTAGAGTCAAACCATATTTGTCCTCTTAGCGGATGATCTGGTTGTGTTGACTCGGAAAAGTTTTCTAAAATTTTAATTAAATTTTCATTAAAGATTTCACCGAACCCGCTGTAATTCTTACCAATTAAGGTAATGTCTGTTGATCTATCATCGATTTGACCGTCAGCAACTGTGGCAACTATGGTTCCGTCTGTTTTGTTAATCTGGTATGTCATATTATTTTACCTAATTATGCCGTTGTAATAAATGCCGGTGGACCGGATCTGATTATATAATTCATTGCTAAAAACGGATTCATCAATCCCACAGCAGTTCCAAGAGTAACACCTCCTAGCTTTTTGACAGGGCCGCTGTCTTTAATGTATTGAGCTTGCCCTGGAGCTGTAGGTCCTAGTCCAGATGTTGCCTCTGGGTCAAGAGTGGTGCTTACTGCTATCGCTTGATAATCCTGTGTAGCAGAGGCCAAAGTATGACTGTGTTCTGGCAAGTTGGCCAAGGTCAGTGCAACTGAGCTAAGGCCGGCAGCGCCTCCTAGGATCGTGGCCTGCACGTCCGGAACACGACCTGCAGTACCGCCACCGGCATCTACAGGAGAACCTCCTCCTGTTGGCGGCACAGTTCCTCCATTGTCCATGTTATCTTTACCTAGAGCGAATCTACCTCTAAGGTCGGGAAGTCTAAAAGTTCCAGCTCCGAGTAGAATTGCTGAGCCGTTAAACGTAACTCCGACAACATCGTATAAATCAGGATATTTTGCTCTTTCAACTTCCGAGCCATCGCATAACAAATATCCATCAGGAGTTGTTCCGCCAGCATAAGGTAATATTGCACCAATTGGCACAGCTAGATCAGCCATGAACCGTTCTCTAGTCTGTTTCAAAAGTCCCGAACTGGCCAAGGTACTTTCGCTAGGTCTATATGTTAATATGTAATCACCAAACTTACCGATGTTAGGACTTGGCTCAGATTTGCCTGCTATGATATTTGCGGTAAGAGTAGCATTGAAAATTTTGGTTGCACTGCCGACCTGTCCGTCAAACTGCACAGCAGGTGATATTACATCACCTGCTAGTTGGAAACTAGTCACTGTGCTTAAGGCCGTGGCTGTAAGGGCGTTGCCGCTGATATTTCCTTCCAGTACACCTTGTATAGTATCTGCTATAACTGTTTTAGCACGTATATTGTTAAATCTTTTTAGATCTGTACCTAAATCATAAATGTTAGTAAGTTTTGGTTGGATAGTGTTGGTTTGTAGAACTCCGGTAACATCTATGCCATCTCCTACAATTAGATTCTTAGTAATTGCAGCACCGCCTAATGTTCGTATGCTACCATTATTTAAGTTGGTACTAGCTGTGGTGTTAGTGGATACAATCGTTCCTGTGAGTTTAAAATTGCCGATAACATCTAAAGATTCTAAGGGATTTTCTTGATTTATTCCCACAAGATTATCTACTACTCTAAGTACTGTTGCTGGAATTCCGTTTCTATTAGTTTGTAAATCAAGAGAGCTGCCTGCTGCAGAGTTGTATATACTGTTGGATGATTCTGTTGATAACAGCTTGAATGTTTCGTCAACTCCAATAGAAAGACCATTGTTGTTTTTTATTTTTATTTCATAGTCAGTGGTGTTGATAGTATCTGATCTGAGAAATGTTCCTGCAGCTTTTTCTACTCCGCCTACTATTAGTGCTTGAGCATTTTTAGCAGTACCATTGAGTAGGGGTAAAAATCCTCCTACAAAATTAGCTATTTCGGCAGCGTCAGCAGGAGCACTGATGTTTATTCCTGACCTCACTGTGTCGAACCCCGTAATTAAAGTTTTAGGAGTAAAGCTGTCTTTGCTTATAATGATCACAGGAATATCGGCAATGTAAAATACCAATATAAATCTATCTACGTTGTCTGAGTCGGCTATTTTTTCTATAACCGGACCGTACCGTAACCCGCCTACTGAACTTTCAGTAGGACCAACCAAAATCCATCGTGTACCAGTGAATATCCGAAGTTGTTGATTTGTAGTATCTACCCACAATTCTCCAACCTTACTGGTTTCTACAGCGGGTTCACTAACACCTTTCTGTATCCCGGAGGCCGACTTCCATGCTGTATTATCCCAAATCTGCAGAGTCTGTGAGCCGCCGGTGCTGTTATACCATAACTGACCTTCCACTGGGTTCACTGGCTGCTTGGTAGACGCAAAATTTTCTAGCAATGATAAAAAGTTTTCTGCTATGATCTGTCCGTAGCCAGTGACATTTCGACCAGGAAAAACTAGGCTGGTATCTGTGCTAGAAGTATTATCAAATACTGTGATAGGACTTTTATTTTCTTTATCTGTAAAATTAACTATGTATGGCATGATTAAACCTCAGCAAAGCCAGTTAAACTCTGCACACGGATAGTGTAATCAATCTGCAGTAATCTATTCAAACTTTTTTGTACTGGATGAAATATAACATGAGTGAGTAACTTTCCGTCTGTTGTATTTGGACCGAGTCCTTTTAAACCCAATTCATCGAATACAAATTCGCCATTCATATCTACACTGTTGTCAAAAGCTTCCTGATCCAAAGGTTCGCCATAATCTAGTAAACAACTGATTAGAATATCACTATAGGTGGCGCCGCTGATATGTCTAATTTCCATCTTGTTTCTAATTGGGTCTTGATTTTCAATAGCGTTTTGATCTACTACCTTTTGATAGGTTTGATTATATAGGCTAGAATTAACTCCAACTGTGTTCGGAGTAAGATATGTAATAAGTCCTGTAGGATCTACTGTAGATCCACCTGTACCAAAAATCATTTGATACACTGTTCCGTAGCCTTGATTGCTTAGACTGTTGACCATAGCTACGCTCATATTTTCGTAGTGAATAGCGTTTCGTTTGTCCACAAAAACTTCTTTGGTTTCAGGATCATGGATTTTTATGTGTCCCTCAAAATGAAACCCGCCTGTTTCGTTAGGGCGAGCCTGAGGGGTATCTACTGGTTGATCTTGATTATTTGGCATTTTGATCTCTTTTTGTTCCATCATGTATTTATTCAGGTATAGCTGTGGTCTTTTCCACAATGAATCTAGCTATTGCAGTGTCTGTGTGTATTAGACTTGTGCCGTCTGTAGCTGTGGTCTCGCCCCTAGCATACCAAGTTTTACCCTGTCTTCGCAACACAGTAATTCGAGTGCCTGCTGGCAATACAGCGGTAAGTCGTATCTGTGCTGATACTCCATCTACGCTGAATTCAGCTTCTTGCATCTGATCTGCGGCTGGGCTAGCAGCACCATTGGCTTCTACATAAACGGATTGGGGATCTTTCTTCAGTCTTCGGCCAGCAGCAAACACTTCTATTTGATCACAAGGTCCATAGGTTGTTGGTATCGCATTTCTAAACCACGTACCACTTCTAGCACCCTTTTGAGGCACAAAATCTAAAGGACCGATCAACAATGTACTACCGTCACTGGTAAAGTCAGTTCTCTGCTGAACTTCATTATAAGGTATCACTTCACTGTACCCCACATCAACTACCGATGTGCCCTGGGCATATGTATTTGCTATAGCTGTTCCTTGAGCACCTCTGCGTAATTGGCTCAACGTGTTGCCTGACTTTGACATATATTCAATGCGTTCGCCTTGTATGAATACAACACCCGGAATATTTCTGATGGCGATTGGCTGAGACAGATTAGTAGCATCAGTAACTTCTATGGCAGTATCGTAGTAGTTTAGTACCTTGGTTAATTTGCATTCATCTTTTGAAAATCTATTGTAGTGAAACACATTCAACATATCTTTATGAATTTCATAGGCCGACGGTAATTTAAATATATCGTTGGAAAAATTTACAATTTTTATAGTATCTGCAGGGGTTGTGTCTGCTGTGATATATACCACCGCTCTAGGCAAACTCACATAATAGTCTTTGTCTTGTCTTAAACGAAGTCCATTCTTGTATACCCACACATAACTTACTGATAATGGAGGTCTTGATAGTTTGTACTGTACTTGACCTCCCGTGCTTTCATCTTGAATAACATCCATAGATGGATATTCGCCAAACCAAGTAACATTGACTGCAGGATTGATTGCTTCAGATACGAATCCAAAATCAAATGCTGAGTCGACTGTGATAATATTATCTTGTATACTATATTCTGCCCTTAGATCATTTTCAATCTTGATAGTATCGCCGATAGATAATTTAGATGCGTTAACAGTCAGCACCTTCGTAGGTCCATCTAGGGTGTAGTCCACAATAAATGTTCTAAGTGTGTTGTTTATTAAAACTTTTAGATTTGCTGGTAATATGCTACCGCCAGGTTCTAGTGGGTCTACTCCAATTGAGAATACGTTATTAGTTCCGTCGTAGACCGCGTACACTGTATCCGGTCCTTTCAGAAATTGACCGTTAGCTTCGACTATTATTGAGCTTAGATTCGAGCCTCTGGTTAATTCACTAAAGCCAGTAATCTCAAAACTTCTTGTACTTCCTTCGAAGTAGAAAGTCTGAGCATTCACCTGTACCAAAGACAAGCCCGAACTATCAATATCAGCTGTTGATTCCAAGCACACTATTTTAACTATGTCGCCCACTTGTGGTGTGATTCCAAAATCTACCAAAGTTTTGCCCACAGCATCGATTACATCTGTGCTGTTACGGAATCCCACATCAACCGGTGTTCCATTCACACTAACAAATACACTGCTGGTATTATCATAATTGGCATTAGTCAAAAACAATCCCGTGGTGCCATCTGCAGTATAACTTTGATAATCTAGAATACCAACACCGCCGATTCCTATACTGAATATTTCTACAAATTCATCTACTAACGGAGCCACTAAAAAGTTTACAGTATTTGTTTCAAGATCAATAGTATAATCTGTGTTAATGATTCTCGGTGTGTTAGACACATACACAAATACTGACTTACTTTCTAATACCGGTTGTCCTATGGCAAATTCTGTATCTGTACCGTTGGCTGTTTTTACATTAGATTGCAATGCTGCTGCACCAGATGCTGAATTGTTATACACTTTAATTGAAACACTTTCTATGACCTGTCCCGGAACATTTTCTTCAGGGGCTGGTACTACATTAGGATCTATAAATTTACCCCCGGTGATAGCTATTTCTTCTGAAGTCATACCAGTAGCCGTAACATAAGCGCCGCTGATCGACGACAGCGATCCACCACTTAATCTAGTATCTAAAATATTATCATCTGTTATATTAACGGATCCATCACTTTCTATAGGCCGGAATATAAGAATATCACCGTCTACAGTACTTAGATAGTCACCGATAGCTACCACTGCATTTACGCCATCACCGACAAATGTTGGCATTTCTGCTGTTGGGTTCGTACCTGTGCTGGAATCTTGTGTGGGTGAATAATTTTCGTCATCAACTCGCACAGTGACATTAGTATTCTTTCGTTTGATGTAGATGTTGATTTGTTGACCGTTGGCTGGAATATATGGTAATGTTACTGTACCAGTACTGCCATCGGCAACATGATAATAATCCGAACTAGACTCTACTGAATCCCAATTGTCTGTGAACCAAGGTAACGCATCCCAACCACCAGTAACATCAAATGTGGTGCCTTGGATTCTAACTCCACCGAAGTCAATACCTGTCATCAGCTGATTTAGTTCTTTTCCTACCATACCTGCTTTAGGAGAGTAGGATTGATTGATTCTATTCACAGCATCTAATAACAAAATGTTCTTGTCATAGGTCACTGTGATTTCATCATCTTTAGTTGGAGCTGTATTAAATATCAGTTTTCCACGTAATAAAGAATAACTATCAGTGGCTTGATAATATAGATTGATTGTATATTCGCTGGCCAATACCACTTGTGTTTTTTTGGTTGCTGATGATTTTTGTGTTACTCTAATTTTAGCTTTGTCATTGGTCGGTGCATAATTCAACAAGAACACAGAACTGCTTCCGGTAGCTATAAATGTCTGCGTCTGTGAAAATGTGTTGTAAATTCCGCTTGTAGAAATTCTATCAAATTTTACCGAAACATCAAATGTTCGAACTTGGGAATCGCCTATGACCGATACTGCCTTGGCCTGAATAGAAGTAGGAGAGTTTCCGCCTACCAATGTGATCGTTGGTGCTGTAGTGTACCCGGACCCTACAGTTAGAACTTGTATGCTTGAAACTTTACCGTTAGAGATGTATGCTTTAGCAGTGGCTCCGGTTCCTGTTCCGCTAATCAATACTTTAGGAGGAGTAGTATAGCCTGATCCCTGTTGATACACGTCTATAGCAGTCACCGTGTAGGTATTATTATCTGCCCACCATTTCCACGGATACTGCGATATCTCTGCGGATAACGAATTAACTGGGTTAGCACGGCCATCCGATACCGAATACGCTGGTGGCAAATCAAAATCAGCCACTGCCGATGAATACGTTTCTGGTTGAGTATAACGGCTGATATACTCTCTAACTGTGGTTCTAAATGGTTTAACCTCGTTAATATAATCCTGATAACTTGATAAATTATCATTTTTATAATTTGGCGGGCTTGCTAGTGTTCCAATGTTATGTGTAGCATTTAGAAAACTGGTTTTGAATACCCAATCTACATACTGCTGTTCGCTGAACACATGGCGTATTGAAGCAAAAAATAATTTGTTCCATTCTACCGCATAGTCGCCGATAAACACTTGTTCTTTGATTGCTGTAAAGATATTTCTTAATTCCTTAGAATTTTCAATGTCATATGTTGTAGTGTCAAATGCCTGTGTGTTATCAAACCCGACTCCAGTTACACCTGTATTATATAATGAGGAATTTATTTGAATGGTACCAAGTTGTCTGCTGACTAATAGATATCTATCTAGAAACAACTCAGCAGTATCTGAGATTTTTTCAAACACCGCCCAGCCGCCGGAGGCGTATTCTTTGACTTTTATGATATCACCGATGGCAATTTGAGCATCGACTATTTCGTAGATACTGTTCAACTCTTTAATTATTCGAAGATTGCTGTCATATCCCGTACGGATCCAATCTATTTTACTCCAATATTTTGTTGTATCAAAAGATTGAGATTTACTACGGAAATATACTTTACGTGAATTATCCCAAGAATATATACTCCAAAAATTATTTAAGGTAGCATCGTTGTTAACCAAAACAGAAAAATATCTAACCTGAACAGTTATACTGCTGTATTTTTTACCGCGATTAGTTACTACCACAGCAATTACACGACCTTGACCATCTATATGGCATACCGCGGTAGCATTAACCCCGTCTCCAGATATAGTAATCGGGGGACCGATATAAATTCCGCTCTGTTCTTGATCGAATAATTCTTTTGGTTTATATCCGTATCCAGGATCTACAATATCAATGGTATCTAATTCACCGTTGATAAGGTTGCCTCTCAAAACAGCACGACGAGTGTTAGTTGTTCCTACTGTCTGCAGATCAATATCAGTGTCTACTGCTACATCATAAAAATTTAACGCAGAACTAGGCACAGTATCTACACTGTTGAGATTGGTAAAATCTATGGTTTCTGCAAACGTTTCTTTTTGTAAAATATTATTGATATATTCTATAACAATTTTCAGTGCTAAAATCCTATCAACAAACATGGTCTGACGGGGTCGATATTCGATTCCATATTTTTGTTTAGCTGACAGTGATATATCCGGTATTCTGTTGCCTGCAATATCTGAACCTACAAGACTATCAATCCATTTGTTTTCTAGTTTAGCAGAAGGCAAGCTATCAGCCACACCCTCTGTGAGCAATTGATATTCGTTATGCACAGGAATCTGTGATTCTAAATTTTTTCTAATTTGTAGATTTATCAGTGCAGTATCAGACTGCATAATTGATTTAAAATTATAACTTAAAAATTTGTCTGATTGTAAAAATGCTACAAATGCGATTCCAGTGCCTGCGGGATTAGAAATTAAGTTTGTTACTTCAGCTGCTGATCGTTTACGATCCGCCATGTTAGGTGGAGTCACAGCCTTGCTTCGAACCCAGTAATAATATAATGTTTCTGAAACTTGACCAGTGGTAGAACTAAAGAAAAATTTCACACTGTAAACATCATTGTTGGGATATAATGGTTGTCCGCTGACTCCTTGAGCTAGCCCTGCATTGGTGTCTGCCAAAGCTGCCCATTCATTAGGTAACAACACTGTTTCTACCCATTCATAAACATCAATGCTGGCACCTTGAACTAGTTGGTTCCAATTTCCTATTCTATAAGCTGAATCTTTTTGTTCTGCATATTGAAACTTGGCGGTTCCGGTATTCCACCATAATTTTCCTACATTTTTTTCTAACCAGTTAATAGTAGGATCTACCACCACGTCCGATGTACCTATAGTGTAAACTGCCGGGTCATAAGGAGTTTTATATTTTATCTCTTGTTCTGCTATGTTAAGTATCTTACCTCTAGCAGCATCGATATAATCTACATCTTGAATTTTTACATTCTTTACATTGTCATAGAGCTCAACTTTCTTGATCTTTCTTAAATCAACTAATGGTTGTTGGTTAGTCAACGTGGTCCAACTGGCATCAGCAGAGTTGGAAGTAAACAAACGAGCAATTCCTTGATAAGTGTTGGTCACTGAATTTTTATAGTAAGGAGATCCTACCAATAATTTTGTGCCCACACAATCTACACTGTGGCCAAATGATTCATCTGCCTGCAAATCGCTGTCGAGTTTTTCTGTGAGGAAGAATAATTGATCTTTTTTATCAAACACATAAACTCCGCCAGTGAACCCTTGTTCTACATAGAATCGTGTTCTACTATTATCGAATGTTGTGCCTTCTAACAGGTCAAAGTTTACTGGGAATGGAGTCTTAGCATTTCTCGCTCCAATGGCTATCTTTTCGCTGTCTGGACTCACTGATACAGCAAAACCAAAATACTCATTGGTATAAATTTCATAACTCTGTAAACGCTGCTTGACCCGGAATTCAGTCACTGGTTTATCTAATTCTAAAACATACACAGCACCTTGATCTTGATAATTCACATCCGCTCTAGGACTGGACACTGCCAACATCGTACCGTTTGCATCCATGTCCATACTGAACCCAAATTGGTCACCTGTGCTGATAACTAATCCCGAATCGATGTCAGTAAACGATGTCAGTGAGCCGGCATTAATCATCTGAGTAAGTTCGTAAGAATCATACTCGGTTTTCTTGTAAACAAAAATCTTACCGCTGGAAGTGGTTGTGCTATCACCAACTTGTTGCCAATTTACACTATCTGACGGATCTTCGTTATAACTTCGATACGTACTGTCTGGGCCTAAAAATGCATCTCCTAACTGATAGTATTGATATAACTCACTCGATGATCCTCGGTAACGGACTACTTCGCCTTCGACGTATTCTACATCTCCGCGCCATAGTCCTCGATAATTTGCAAAATATTGACCATCACTATCGGGAGCGCCTATGACCAATATGCTACCATCAATGCTCATAGTCATAGAAAACCCAAATTGATCTCCCTGCTTGACCAATTCTGCTTTTTGTGTATCTGTTAATAATCCTGTAATTGTAAATTCTAAGGTAGACCCGTCATCTTCTACAGAGATATTTGTAGGCAATGAACAGTGTGTAGAAATGTCACTGACCTTTAGCCAGTTCTGAGAATCTAAAGTGATAGTACTACCGTCTGATGTTGACCCATCTAGGCTCTGCCATAGATTGCCACGTACTGCTTCGCCTTCAGGATCTTGAGATGCTTGCCATACTATTTCACCTTGCTTGTATGAATCAAACAGATTGTATATGCCCTTGTACAAAGGGTTTTCCATATGTGTCCATTCAGTTCCAGTATACTTGATAAGATATACTCTACCTGTGTTGTTGTATGAACCTATGGCAGATACTGCTAGATAATATTCAGTTCCGTTCACCCCAATGGTAATTTCTGATCCAAATTTTTCGTTATCCGTAGGACGAGGACTCACAAATGCTGTGGTGTTTATATATCTGCCGCTGACAAATTCATATACCGCAACCATACCTTGCTGATAATAACCGGGATTACGTGCTGATGTTTCGGCAGGAATAACTGTAGTATGCGGAACCCAGTCGTCGGAGTTGATAGCTATCTGAGTACTGCCATCTCCTAGTCCTACAAAATTTCCATTGGCATTTAATGCTCTATAAAGTCTACCGCCGTAAAGTACAACGTCATTTTGTTCATAGGCTACTTCAGTCTGCCATTCGCCCATGAATCTATTCACTACACCGCTAGCTGTAGGTGCACCTATCACTAGATATTTGCCGTCTGGGCTCACCGCCATTTTTTCACCAAACGATCCTAGAGCAATGTCGTAGAATCCAATAGGTGGTGCTATGATCTGTTTCAATGAAAGTCCAGTATCTGTTTCTACATAGACATTTACAAATCCTGCACCAGGCATGCTGCTGATCACGTGTTTATTAACATTATCGTAAACAACTTTAGAGCCTGTGAGCAGCGGAGCGGAGGTACCAAAATCTGCTATAGATTTTGAAGTATATAATTTATTTTTCTGCACCACTTCCCATTGATCGCTGCCGTTGTTGTCTACAAATACCAACGATTTATTTTTCAATAGTGCTGCTGGATGTTGATCAACTGCTGCATAGTCAGCGAATCTTGCTGTAGTTAACAACTGAATGTTAACTGTGGTACTGGCGTCTAACTCGGGGTCGCTGATGTCTGCACTGACTACAACTGTTATAGTAGTGTTGGTTACTGCACTAACTTTAAAAAATCCGCTAAGGTTAATGATCTCACGGAATCCTACATAATCATCAACTACCAACGAATGTGGTCTGTTCAGTGTTAGAGTGACTACGGTATCGTCTATACGCACTGCTTCAATAACATATAACAGTGGGGATTCGTTAACTCGCAGTATCTGCCAGCTGTCTTGATCGAATGTTACCCAGATGTGATCATTTTCGTCAACTGTGGTTATATCCAGCGTGGTCAGTTGATCCATTGTGCCGATCACATGTTGATATTGTCCTGAACTAACATAACCGGCAGTTAATTCTGGTTCTAGATCCACTGCGGTAGGTAAAATATCTACAGTATAGGGAATTGGAGAAATGGTGAAATCATTGGATGTGAATCTATAATATTGATCCAATGCATTAGGCGTTTCGCTGCCGGTTACCAAATGTGGCTGTGGATCTAATTTGAATTTATTCTTTTCTAGTTGGATTTCAATTTCTGAAAATTGATCAACTCCACCAACCTGTCCTAGTCTAAAGGCCCATTCTTCATTGAGCACAATACTGTCGGACCCCGATCTGCTGAGCTTGTTAAAGATTTTGGTCACACTGTTTGCGGTGCCTTTTTCCCTGATAAATCCTTGATACAGTTGGTATTGACTCACAGAATCTTCTGCAAGATTTTGTAGATAGTCTCGTTGTTGGTAACCTATAGCATGTCTGGCTAATTCTCGTTGGCTTTGATCTAGTCCCTGAGACGAAGTTTCAAAATAATCGCTGAATTGTTTTATCTTATAATCAAAATTTGATACCAACTGTTTGACTGGTTTCGAATCTAGTTTTGACCAGTTAGCATCATTGAACGTTTCTGTGCCTAATTGGTTTCTTAAACTAGTCCAATCATAAGATTTGTAAGATACGATATCTCCTAGTTTGTAATCGTTGAAAGGTTTCCAGGTCTGTATATCAACATTGTCAAACAAGAATCCCGGACTGGTATAGTCGCCGTCCCAGTCCACGGTACGGAAGGCCTGCATTTTGATACGACCTTGACGATATCCGGTAGGCTTGTCATAGATAATATCATTGAATACTGTGCGGTTATCAAATACAGTAACGTGTTCTTTTATTACATAATGCAGTCTTGCATAATAGATACCGTCAGTGGTATTTGTGGTTTCTATCTTGAGATTTTGAAAACCTCTATTAACATTTAAAAATCTTGGAGCTAACGGAGTTCCGTCTCCTTTGAGTATCTGATAGTCATAGAATCCGTCTAATAAATTGTCTGGGGTGCCTATCGGTATTGAAATCTCTAATTTTTGTGCAGAAGGGCTTAGGGTAATAATAGCACCTGATTCCCAATTGTGTTTGGTCCAGAACATGAACTCTTTGGCAGCACTGAGCCAATCCTGACTGGTAGCGTTTAGAGGATCATAATTATCAAAGATGATTCCCTGTGTTTTCAAATAGCTTTCGTAACCTAATAATAGATCCACTACTTCTTGTATAGAGTTTAACCGTGTTCCATAACTGATCTGTCTCACCGACAATGTATTAAACACACGTCTACGCTGAGCTTCTATTGCACCTATTTTAGGCACATCACCTAGTTTCTGCCATTGACTACGATCAAAATCTCCGGTGCTGAGATGTGTTTTTAATGCTCGGTAAAAATTACTTTGGTATCTTACCAATGCACCGTTATTATAGGTTTTATCTTGAATCCAGTCTGTAAACGATTCGCTAACTCCGCCTACAGAAATTATAGGATCTTTACTGCTGGCCTGCGCTAGATGATAATTGAAGTAGGGATGAATATCATCATACCCCGCGACTATCCAGCCACTTGCAGTTTTTTCTAGTCTCACTCCACTATAGCTTACCGTAGTTACAGGACTGCTAACGTTGAATATAATATCATAATTTTCTGAAGGAATAAAAATTCCAGAAGTAGTAGCTGACGGATTTTTAGAATCTAATAGATATTTCTGTTGTTGTTGATCAACAAAACCACTCATCCTAAAACTAAGAGCCACATCTAATTTTTCTATTTTAGTCTGTAAACTGTCTGAAGACAGTCCTTGAGATTTTGTATAACTGGTCAAATATTTTACCAAGCCCACAGTAACAGAGTCTGTTACATACGGAGCAATGTCGGCAATTGTTATAAAGAGACCTGTTGTTGAATTTACATACTGATCTAACTTGTTTTTTACGATTCTTGATCTATCAAAATTATCAGGAATATATTCAAATGGTTTCATCAAACACATAGCAGCAACTATTGCGTAGGGCCATTCAGAACTAGATCTCCATGCGTATTCTACCGGACTCACGTCTCCTAATACGAACGGTCCGCGATTGTTGATCAACGAAAAATCCTGTGCTAGATTTGAGTCTAACGGACTCAATAGTTTTCCGTCTGCATCTACTGGTATGTGTCTAACAAGTCCTGGACGTTTATATCTGTCATGTCTGCCGGCTCGGATGCCTTGACGAATTATCCCGGCTTCGAGATCTTCCCATAATATCAAATTATTACTTGTATACGGTGCTGATCCGTATTCCGCTTGCCACCAAGTAGGTTGTTGACTAAATCCCAACATTTCCCAAGGACAACGATGTGGTCTATCAGTGTCATAGAAATGTTGGTACACTCCTCTCCACCAACCAGGGATATTCTTGGTCTTGGTAGGGTCTGACATATTTGAATAGGTGTAGGTAAATGAATTTTCACTGTCAAAATATTCATTTAAGGTATAATTAATGTTGGTATTTTGAATCCACTTTAGAAAATCCTGCACTACAATACTATCTAGCTGAGACTTGGAATATTCACCAATGCCGTAATATCCTGCTAATATTTGATCTATGTCAAAAACTGCAGAATCGTATTCTTGCTTGATATTATTATAGATTCGTAATTCAAGTTCGAGTAAGAGATCATCTCTGAAATCATTATAGGCCGCAGTGATACTGCCATCGTGCCCTTGTATCACATATCTAGGTTCTTGATATGTGTCATCAAGAAATTTCGTCGGAGTGTATTTTTTATACAATCCCATAGCTGTAGGAGTTGGAGGAATATGGTTAGTAGCTGTACTGAGATATTCCCTTATTTCAATTGTATCACCTTCTGCTAACGAAGCTTTGAGTTTTACAAAACTGAATGTAGAATCAAACTCATAGTCTTGAGTGTTTAACAATTGCGTACTGTTTTTGTAAACATACACAGCTCGAGTGCTTGGTGTTTTTAGATCAAACGGTTCTGTTAACGAAAATACCGAGATCCCTGGATCTTCAACAACTGTCTGCAATGCAGTATACGCACCTGCACCTATCATATCTGAATCAGCAAATGCATCTTTAGCTGTTTTTACTGCGGTAAGACTATTAATAATATCATCAACGAAATTAACTACGTCATCATTGAAGTCAATTTCAATGGCTCTTTGTAGAAAATTGTTTTTAAAATCTGTATATTCTTTTTTAGCATAGGAAATAGATTTTATAATGTTATGAGTCTTGTCACATAACGACATTATAGCCAACGGTGCGTTGCCGCTGTGTTTTAAAAATCTTCCGGCTAACAGTCTGTAATCTTCAAGATCTCTTAGATTGCTGGATCCTGGTAATTTTCCTGTGTATTCGCTGTCCCACTCTACTGCACTGGAAATATGGGCCACAGCCTGCCCTAGAGTAAACGAGTCAATAGGGGTATTAAACGGATTTTTTTCTAGACCAACTGGCATTTCATAGTAGCCCTGATCGGGATCGATATCTGTAATAAGTTTTATTACTACAACATCGTTTATCTCGAACGGTGTATTAAACACAAAGGTGCCACGATCTCTTGTCCAGGTGCCGGTATATCTTGAACCGTTGAGATAGAAATTTATGTTAGGGTCGGCGGTTAGACTCTCCCATCTTACTGTGTTAAAAATCAACGTGTCTGTGGCAATTTCTACCACTTGATCATCTATTATAGGTTGTATATATTTGGAATTCAGTTGCTGCCATCCGTTGGCATATCCATCAGATCCAAATCTATAAAAACCTGTAGATATTTTTTTCAGCACTGGAGACTTGTTAACAGAGTAGCGGAATGTTTCAGTGTCCCAGTTCCAATTAAATTCTATGTCACCGATGTTATCTATATTGAGATAACTGATCTTGAACCCTAGTTCTTTGTCGATTCTAGCAGTACCTGGCTTATAGCTTAATATAGTCGAACCCGTGAATTCTGTATCTGCATAGGTGGTAGGGTCGCCAAAACTAATTTCATTAGAATCATAGACATCGAACATCGGCGCTTGGTTTACAGCAGTCTTGGGTTGACTAGATACCCAGCTAGTTCCGTTGAAGTGGAACATTAGACCTTTGTTTACTACACCGCGTCTTACAGTCACACCTTGTCCTAGTATCGATTCAGTATCATCACTTTCTCTTAGATGAATTTGAGAAACTCCATTATGCGTAATAAATTCAACTGTGTAAATTTTATTATTAACTAATTTGTCTTTGTCTGCTACTACTAATACTCTTGCACCGTCAAACAAGAATTCTCCGTCTATGTTGTAGCCCTTGGTACCTTCGATAATAGAAAACACATCAGTAGTTGCAGTATCGATATAGTCCACAGTCTGTTTAGCTGTAGATCCGTGATTGAATAGCTGTAGCCCTGCACGGAATTCTATAATTGGACGTTTGGCTCTGGTAGTTTCGTTGGCTGGAAAATCTTGACCTCTTAATTGATATGATTTTTCTAAGACAGACCTGTGGAACCAACGATTGTATCTACTCCAAGGATTATTATCTGCGCTGTCTCTAGCAATGGTAATATAGTCTTTGAATGCGGCATACTCTGTGGCATCATCAAAAGGCTGTGTATCGAACCCCTCGTTGTCAAACAATACTTCAGGAACTTCTGTGCTGAGTACCGGCACTACAAGATCACTGAATCTAGTCAAGGTTATGGCTGTGCCTACTCCCTCTACCAACCATGTGTCTTTGGCATAGATAGCAGGTAATATGTTGCCAGAGAATTCAACAATCATACCGTTGCTGAATGCGATGCCGTTGCCGCTGGTATATGTGGTTTTACCAATGATCTCAATGTCTACATTAACAAATGTGTTTTCTTCTATGTCTGCAATGACAAACCTACCAAATGCATCCGGAGTTATTTTACTTTGATAATACAGTGTGTCAGGAGCATCATATGGTACTACAAATGTCAAGGTGCCGTTTTCAACACCATTGTTGGTGATTCCGTTGTCGTAGTCTAATGCAGAACCTTCACTGGCAGATTCTACATACTGCCAATCTTGGCTGTCTATAGTAATTGAGCTGGCATCAAAGCTGGTAACATCTCTAATGGCTCGCCATAGTTTTGAATCATAGACCACAAGACTACCTTGTGCATAGCTTCTGTTAGGCTGAAAAAGTAAACTGCCTGTGTCAAAATTAGTGCGTATTGCGAATCCTTCAGCAGGGGCATTGACTCTAAAGTTGTAGGTCTGACCTCGATAAAGAGTCAATGTAGGATTATTGGTATATGCATCTGGAGTGAATACAAATGAATTTTTAGTTGTACCTAATACTACCTTATAGGTGCTGGTAATACTAGCACTCTGACCTGTGATATTAATACTTCGTGGGCCAGTTGGCTCCCAATAATATTCTCGATAGTTGATGAACTTGTCCCAGTCTATGGGAGGATTCCAGGTGTAATGCGTTTGACTAGTTATCTTGTCATCGCGTTCGATGGTGTTTCCAAAAAATTTCAATTGATTTTTAACATCAATATAGTCGTAGAAATTTTCTATTTTATCGTGATTTTTAAATATCACCCCGGGTTCAAGTTGATAACTGCTGCGCAATGTGCCGTCTGTGTCAACATACACATCGTTGCTGTTATATGTCTTGCCATATCTGCGTCCAACGTAACCCACAACTTTGTCTAACACCCCCGGTTGTATTAAGGGATCAACTACCGCGGATAAAAATTTATCATTGGCAGGTGTTTGAAAAATTACTGGTAGCAGTTCTACTGATCTGCGTATTGGTAGTTGACTGTTAGGAAATTTATCGGCCATATTAATAAGTTGTTGATACTATAGAGTTGGTGCTGGCACCTATTTCGGATGCGGTGATGGCAGAGACGATTTCTATGTCGTCCACTGTGGCTGCGCTGATCAGTATTTCATCTGATCTGCTTTGTATTTCAAAAAGACTACCAAATGATTGATTAGATTGTTTTGGCACTATCACTATGTTAGCAAGGTCTGGAGACACTGTGTTTAAAATATATGTGGTTAGTTCGCCCATGTAAAATCTGTCGCCGAAGTCCCAGTTGTTGATATCAAAGAAAATGTTGATAGCAGTGATTACTCTAACTTTGAGATCGTTGTCATTGATCGAACGATTTTGATTCTTAACAATCTTAAACACTGCCTGTAGTTTAGGATCTGCTTTAGATCCAAACAGCACTTTGTATTTCACAGGATGATATATTATATCATCGCTGATAGATTTAATCGATGATAGTGCTGTGCCAAATGTTGTTCTCAATGCGTCACTAGTAGGTGCAACTGGTTCTGTATCAGTGCCGCCGGCAAGATATATTCTATAACTTTCATCGTAGCTTCTAATTAGCAGATAGATGTCAATGATATTGCTGGTAGAAGGATCAATCCTTCTATCCACACTGGCGTTGTGAGTGTATTGAAATTTAAGATTTCTTCTACCAATGACTGCTGTGTATTCGTTGGTTATGTCTAAAGTGTTAGTGGTACGATTTACTCGTTTAACAATGTTTTCAGCAGAATCATAAAAATATATCAACTGCTGATCAGGATATGTCACAGTGTCATTGAAAGTTATTCCAGCTTCTTTTTGTCTAACTAAAATTAAATCATTTGAGTTGTCTATGAGTGTTTTAATTTCTGTTCCGTAGACATCGTTCGAGGATAGGAAAAATAAGAAATTTAAATCTTGATCTAGACCTACAATGTTTTCAAATGATTCAGGATTGTCAACAACTCCGTCGTCGTCGGCATCTCTAAAACTTAATTTAATTTCGTTGGTGCTTTCAAAGCCGTCATCGAACTTTATGGTATCACTGATTTCAAAGGGCACATCTTGTTTAAGCTCAGTGATACCATCCTTGCTGGTATTAATTCCCAACACAGAAATCTGATCTTTAACCACTGCGCCTACTTGATCATTATACTGTTTCTCATTGCTGTCAAAATAAAATCTATTCTGTTGTAAGCTACCAAAGATATACGACTGCTTTCTAATTCTCACGATATAGCTGTCGGGCTGTTTAACCAAGGCTATGACCCAAGAACTGTCTATGTTGGTGTTGGTAGTATCTCCAGCTTTACCCAAAGTAAAATCATTGGTTAGATTTAAATTGCTGGCAGTGATCAACTTCCATTGAGATTCAGTAATTTCATATCTCAGTCCAAACGTTTGATTATCAAACACTTGATTGACAATTTCAGTTTCAAGTGCCACAGGCAAGTCGCTGACAAATCTTGGCACTATACGTTGAGCCACAGCGCCAGTGGGCACTAGATCGCTGAGTGTTATTGGTCCTAGCCCTTTGACATATGTTCCATCGCCTGTGATCTTGACAATTTTTGTCCATATGTAATCTGTTTGATCAGCATCGTTGATGTTGGTAGCAACTAATTTTCCTTTTTTAAATTTAAATCCGGTAGGCGGAACAAACTTCACTGCTGCATTAACTAACACATATTTTAAGTTGCTAGTAGAATACCCGGCAACCTTGAGTTGAGCATTATCTACCACATTTTTAAAATATCCTGTGCTGGTAGCAGTGGTAACAGACTGCCATACCGTGTTAATATCAGTGAATAATATCTTATCAAACTTTGTAAAATAAAAATTATAAACTTCTGTGTCTGTAAATACCGGTTCTACACTGCGTCTAATAAAATTAATGATATCTATTCTGCTGGCAAATTTAAATGACAGTACAGATTCATCTTCTTGTTTGTAAAGATATCCGTCGTCTCCAAATACATTAATACTGCTGTATTTTCCAGTAGCATCAATGATGTCAAAATTTCTGCTGATACCGCTAGATGTTCTATTCACTGCTTTAATTTTTACAATATTCTGTGAACCCAACAACGGTGCAAGATTATAATCTTCTGCAGTTATCATTCTATTCTGAGTGTAATAGACCGCAGGTGCATTAGCACGAATGTTGTCTATGTCTTCAGAGGCAGCAGAATTAGCCACAGTGCTCTGCAAGGCCAACCCGATGGTCAACGTGTGTTCAACATTGTTTTTGTTTCTGTACAACACAGAAATATTAATACCCCTTAATTCATTAGGGTATATGGTGTACGATAAACCATTGCTGGTTCTATAAAATACTCTAAAAGACCCCTGTGGTAAATTTCCGTAGACGCCGTCTGCAAACACAAGATCTATGTTGTCATCTTCTTTGGTATTAATAGCATAGATGTTGCGTATGTCTTGTGTGACGCTGTTATAGGCAATGTTGTTGCCTACCAAAGACGATACTTTGGTCCACTCTTCGAGTTGTGCGCCTTGTGAGTTTAAGGAAAACAACCACACATCATCATTGTTGATGTTACCTGCGTCGACAGCAATTTTTTCATTGGTGGTGGGTACATTTACTGTAAAATCTGCCAACTCCAATGTACCCTGTTTGAACTGAACAAAAAATCCTGTGTTAGCACTACCTGGTCCGGATCCATCGTTTCTATAGATGAATCCCATTTGGTTGCCAGGCACGGGTGGCTCTTCGTAGATGTTTTCGCTGTTTTTAAAAGCTGTGCTAACTATCTCAAAGCTCATACCTCTGCTGGCCACAGTCTTGGTAAACGAAAACAAAGGCACATCTGCACTAACCGTTCGGAATCTATATTGTTCTGTAGGGATTCCTTGGATCGTGGCGGAACCTTGGCTGCGGCCAAATTCTGTGTTGTCTGCCATAGCACTGTTTAACACAGTGAGAAACTGTTCTAACCAGTTGGCGTTTGTGGGGTCGTTCCAAGTTATTAACTGTTGCGCTAAATTTTTTCCGTTGCTGTCTACGAGAGTATCAGTAGTGGATATTGTTGCAAACTTTAACAGTCCGCTTGACGCTACAGTGCGTTTGGCATTGTAACTAAGCATACGAGCAATACGCAGCACACTTTCTTTGGTTTCTGCTAATTCAATAAAATTTTCACGGCTGGCAAGATCTATACGAAATGCTAGGCTTTGACCTAAGAACGCTACAGCATCTATCAATGCCATGTATTCTGAGGATTCTATATAATCATTAAAATCTTCTGGGTAGTTTTCTCGTAGGTATGTGATAATAACTCTACGCAGATTTTCAAAGTCGTAGCTACGGAAATCAGCGTTTTTAAACGTCTGATAGATCCTGGTCCAATCTTGATTCAGTATGAGATTGTTTTGTCTGCTGGTTGTGGTCATACCAATATTTACCCTTAAAAATAATATGCTTAGTTAATTACATTACTGTTTTTGTCAAAGTTCAAAGTCATACGTTCATTGATATTAAAAGGAATATACACCAGATCTGCTTGAATACGCATGCCTTGATCTGTGCTGTCTATGTTAATTTCAGTTACTGCAAATCTAGGATCATAGTTTATGATAGCTTCTACATCCTTGGCGATGATTTCTTTGACGTCAGGCGTGAATGGTTCAAACAGCATGTCCCAGATCACTGTGCCAAAATCTGGATTTTCTAATTTTTCACCCTTTCGAATATAGAAATGATTTATCAAATCTTGCTTGACTAGATTAATATCATAGAGTTTGAAATTCTTATTAGCTTCACTAGAACTAAATCCCTTGTAGGTAAATTGTCCTTGATTCTGCGTTACTGTGGCAGAACGCTGTGCTGCTGTCTGTTGATTGTATAGTCTAGTAGCCATTATTAAGTATTCCTATCTGTTTTGTCTGGAGTGAGTAAATCTGGTGCTCGGTGTTCATGCAACACCCATGGTTCGTGCATAGGGATGCGCTTCATGAAGCTTTTCACTGTGCCTGCTTGATATTTTTTGTCCCAGCCTGCAGCTGAACTTGTGGCCGGATTGTCACGCAGATCGTAGGGTTTGACAAAGTCTGCAGCAACAGCAGTTTCTGCATTATTAGGACCGTTAAGATTGATTTTAGTACCGTTAATCTTGACTTCTGCACTGCTACCGATGCTGATGTCTGCTGTGGAACTGATCTTTGTTTCTGCTGAACTTGCTATGTCAAGATCGTTTTTAGTAGATATCTTAGTCTTGGCTCCTACTAGTATGTCAAGGTTAGCACCTACTGTGAGCTTGGCATCTGCATTGATTAGAAACTCCATGTCGGTGGCTATTTCTACATGCCATTTGCCTGTTTCGGTTCTCATGTTTATATTTCGGCCAGCTTCTAGATTTATGTCTCTCGCTGCACGTATGTTGAGATCTTGTTGTGTATGCACACTGATGCTGTCTTCGGCAAATATATCTATCTTGCCGTTGCTGGTTAATTCAATCCAAGCGGTGCCTCGAGCGTTGGCTATGTAGATCAAATCTTCTGAATTGTGCATCAATATCTGATGCCCAGTTCTAGTTCTTACTCGGAAATATTCACTAGCCGGAATTGTTGCAGCACCGGTGTCACCTTTTTTCTGGTTAGCAGGATCTAATAGATCAATGTATTTTACTGGGCCTTCAGCAGCTGATGTTGCTCGATGATACCTATCATTTCCGTCATCCATGACAAATTGAGTGCCGCCTAATCTACTTACTGGCACAGTTGCTTGGCTATCTGCCTTGCCTATTTTTTGTTTTTTAGCGCCAACTCTGCGATCGAGCGGACCCGGAGTGCTAATACCAAACACCATGCTAGGAGCTTCTCGTCTAGGTGAACTTGTGTTGAATCCTCGCACATCATCTTCTAGCAGACCTTGTTCAAGAAATCTGTCTGCTATGGGGTGAACTACTCTGGGATATTTTTCTGGATCAATTTCTTGTACATCACCGTTGATACGTTTGTTAACTTCTGCCACTGGCAAAGGCAATGCGGTGTTTCCGTATCGTTTTTTATCTTCAGCATCAAGGCTGTTTACTGTACTACCGGCAATAGCCGGTACCATGTGGTTGATGTTTACTCCCGGCACACAAGCAAACCAATAGCCCGAAGCTGGATCACCGTTGACAAATAGCACCAACACGTTGACACCAACATCCGGAGGTACAAACCACATACCATATGATTTTTGTGTGTCGCTGAATCCGTCGATGGTAGATTTAGCACCGTCGTTTTTACCCATAAACTCAAATGGAGTGTATCCAAAAAATGGTGATGCATACTTTACAATAAAAGTTTGACTATCATCGCCCGCGGTGTTGGCCTGATCTTTTAAAAGATTCACTTCTATAGATCCCATAAATGAAGGATCAAGATGGCTGATCACCCTAGCAACATATATGCCTGTGGTTAACCCGCCACGTCTGCCTTCATCATCAACTGATGGTCTTGATAATTCTGCCATTATTTTTGTCCTAGGTCTCTGTAATATCTAAATCCAACCACACGCGGTGCTTGGTCTGATGTTGTAGTTGTAGTTGCTTTATTATCTAAACGACGAGGATCTGCAGATGCCCGTTGACCTGATCCACCCCCTGATCTCGGTGCATCTAAACGTCGAGGATCTGCAGATGCCCGTTGACCTGATCCGGTAACGCTTGAATTTCCAGAACTGTTATCAATAGGTGAAGTTTTAGGAGGTTCTTTTGGACCTATTTTAGTGGCTGGAGTATCAGCCTTGGCTGCCACTGGAGATTTATTATCTGATTCAACTTTGACAGTTTCAGGTCCTTGCGGTCCAGGCATTCTTATACATTTTAATTTTTGTTTCCAATTACCGTCACTGAATGTGTTTTCACACTGAACAATACGATATATACCGCCAAACGGACTGTCCTCGGCAATTTGTGAAAAATCATACAGGCCAGTTGTTGTGTTAACGTCAATCGGTGTCCTGAATGTAAGATAGATATAAACATTTCCGCTTTCATAATTCATTGTGCCATCTTCAGTGATTTGATCAGTAGGTGCAACTGACGAGGAAAAATGATTGGCCATTCCTGAATCTACCAACCAATAAGGATCCCCTAGAATTTCCAAGTCTATGGTAACCAAATCAGCACTGTTGCCGCTGATGAATTTCTGTTGAAAAGTTTCTGCAACATTTTGTTCAACACTTTTTTGATCAGAACCACCTTTGTACCCTTTCAATAATTCTGCATCGCGTTTGGGTCTTGATCGTCCCATTTGTGCTGCCTGTACCTCAGGGGCTTGTCCTTTGTTGGTGCTTGTGGAAGAAGGTAATTTTTCTCCACGATTTTGATCCTGTGTCGCAGTTTTGGCCGCTTCTGATTCTTTCTTGGGAACGGCTCCTGAATAAAATAAATTGTTAATTTGCACGTTAAAACTTAGAACATCAACATTTTGTCCGGTGTAGATATACTGATATTCTTTCACTACATCTTTCAGTAATTCTGAATATCCTATGGGTGCAGAAGTAGCAGGGAGAAATAAACTTTGATGCACAAAATAAGGAACTACTCTGAAAGTTATTCTTTTGCCGTAATCACCTGTGAGGTCGTCAAGTTTTAATAATTCTATCTGTACATCTAACTTGAACCATTTGATATATCCCTGTGGGGTAAGATATTTTGGATCAATAGCTTCGGTGGCATATTCAGAACTTAGAATGATCTGATTTATAATTGATGTTAGAGATTGAGATTGAGCAAATTGAAAAGCACGTTTTTTAGGATCAATAGTCATGCCGTCTCTAATCATCACACCGGTTTTTTCATCGTATTGGTCACCGGCACGCTTGAACAACGGTCTTCCTCCCGAATTTTGATCAAATCCAAAACCGGCCGATGCTATGCTATTTTGATCTAATAGTTGAGGATCAATCTTGATCAGAGAGGCAGGAACTGCTTTTATCTGTTCTTTTTCATTGGGATTAACGGTGGCTTTTTTTATTTCTGCTTGGTTGCCTGCTGAACTTTTCCAATCACTAGAAAGTATAGGAAACTGTATCACATACTCATCTTTTACTCTTATTTCTTCATCTTTTAAAAGTTTTTCTTCAATGGCATTTAAAAAATTTACTAGACTGCCCTCGCCACTTCTTGCTAATATATCAAACACATGTCCCTGTCCGCTGGCAAAAAGTTTAACATCGCTGTAAGAGATATTAACCGAGCTTGAAAATCCTTGATGATTATAAGGTATGGCCTCAACTTTATATGTGCTGCCGCCTTCGTTAACTGAAAATTTGACTCCGGTCAATTTTAGTACAAAAAACTTGGGTTTGATATTTGATATAATTCTACCCAGTTGATCGAACCCCTGTATGTCCATGCGTAATACAAAAGGAGCATTATCCATGTAACTTAGATAAGTTGCATTTATTGCAGCGGCCTGCATGCTCTGTAATAACAATCCCATAGAATGCGGCTCGATAACGTCAAACTCAAATTTTACTGCATTGGAATTTCCCGTGGCTTCATTGGCTCCAATGATGTTTTTCATTACAAAATTGTTGATATAATATTCAGGCGCTTGCGTAACCAAGGACGGACTTATAAAAATTTTTTGTCTTTGGGCATCAAACCTACCGCCACTTGAAAACACAATGTTCGTTAACTCACCGGGACTATTTCTATATGACCGAGGATCATTAAATTGTGCAGGAGTAAGACAGGCCAGGGTCCACAAAATGTTAGAGCTGGCAAATACCTCCATGGGGTTTTTGACCAATTTATTTGGATCTGGCCTACTGGAACTAGCAGTGGGTTTGATGTTTGATTTCTGTGTCGGAAAACCACCTCTTAACGGATTCGACGGTCTGGTGGGATCTTGATTAGATACATTTTCTGCTGTGCCTTGTGGCACTGAAATAGCCGGAGAACCTGTCAGTGCTACCGAACCGTCTGGCTTATAAGTTAATTCTTGACCTGTAGGAATAAATCTTGCTACCATTTATACTCCTAGGAACTTTTGCAGATTATTTTTCTTAGGTAGATATATTACTACCCCTGGTTCAAAATCATAGATGGGGTCTTTCAATACACTCATATTCCGCTGAACAAACACCCACCATAGTTTTGCACTACCGTATACATCATAGGCCAGCAAGTCAGGTCGATGTCTATATTGATTTTCTATCACATAACGAAAATCATCTGGTTCAGAAGGCACAGGTCTTATTTCTAACAAATCAAGATAGAAATTATTTTGTCTAGTATCTGCCCAAGGACTGTTTTTATTATAATTGGCCATTAGATATATCCGCCGCCGTTCTTAGTAGCCATTTGGCCACGAGCGTAGTCTTGAAGATTAAACTGTCTTAGACCTTGTCTGGTGTAAACAGGAGCCACTACCACAGTTATAGTACTAAGTGTCGGAACCCAAGTATATTTGCCATTATCGAACGGATCGCATCGAATATAACTTACATCATCTTTGAAATCCACAGAAAAAGATTTTATAACAACAGGAACATTTTCAAATATGCGAGCACCATATCCCGACAGTATACAGATGATCGGGGGATTGCCTGCTGGTGAGCTTTGTCCAAAAAACATTTTCGTAGCTGTTTTAAAAAAGGTGGTTGCTGCAATCCAGTAGGAGCCTTCTTCGTTGGTTTCGCAACTGAATTCTCCGCTGATAGTGATATCATCTACCACACTGTTTTTATAACTATACTGAGCATAATTGCCATGTGTGATCGGAATAGTAGAGTATTCTGCTTTGGTGCTGACTGTGACACTGGGAATATACGGCCAGACTACACCGCCGGTGTCTTTGAGCTGCTGAAACAACAAACTGTTGAAAATACCCCATTCACAGGTTATGCGCACACGCCAATCGTCTGCATTGCCAACATTGAGTTGTATGGCTTCTCCTTGCGGAACGAATGTCTGCGCTCCCGCTGGAACGTTGACCCCACGTTTGAGACTAAGTATATTGTTGAGCATGCCGGCAGCTGCACTAAAACTGCCGGCAGCTTTCATTAATCCGCCTGCAAGATTGCCGCCAGTGAGTTTATTAAGTGTTCCGGAGATATCTGCTGCTATGTTACTAGTTGAACCTGCATACGATTTTAATTTATCTACTGCTCCACTAACTGCACTGTTCACTGTGACATTTCCACCCATGGCACTGTTACCAAAGTTTTTTATATCACCAGCCATCTGGTTTAATCCTGATTTGGATCCGCCTGACAGTTCAGCAGCTTTTTCGTCTAGTTTGAGTTTTGACATATCTGACGACGCACTTTGTAGAGCAGCTTGTCCTTCGTTGGTAGCTTGGGCAAAGCTGTCTGAAATGGCTGCTGTCAACAATGAAAAAGGTGCCACAGGATTACTGCCTGGACCCGAGGACGGTTTAGTAGATGCTCCGACGCCAAAAAACGCTGTTGCTTTTTCATTGATTGAGCGATTGTTGGCCACTTGTGCAGCAGAAATACCAGTAGGGTCGCCACTGGCACGATTGATTCTATCAGCTTCTTCTTGCGGGGTTTCAGGATAAGTCTTTCGAGCCATTTTGAGCAGATTTCCTTGTCATATAGACTATTTATTATGATAAAAATGTGCTATTATATAACATATAACGGAGAATTCTAACTAATGATTGTGCCTAAAATTAAGTATCTAACCAACAAAGATCTATTAAGAGAAATACACCTAAGCAAAAATACCTACTGTAGTTTCACCGATCCTGCGTACGAAGAATACGATCTGATTGTTACTACCTTGGACAAGCTGAACATACGCACTATCGCAGATGCCAAAAGAAATAGAGCATCTAAAATGGCCAAGGCTGCACACGAAGCAGCAGTGTACGCAGCTGGTAAAAAAATGCCGGCCAAAGAATTTGAAGTAGACTATCGAAAAGTGCAGAAACAGGATCTAGTGTTTCGTGTGATGACCTTTACACATATCCCGCTGGCTCCAGGGCGCAAGAAAACTCTAAAGAACACCGCAGACAGTCATGACAAGGTAAACTTTCCACCGTTTCAACATTGGAAATACGACGACAACAATAACTTGGTCTGTGTAGGTAAAAGCCATTGGAAAGGTGATCTTGATCAAGGCGTGTTCTCCAAGGATCATGGACAAATGACCAATGACCTAGCTCGTATGTTTATCAAACTCTGTGAGCGGTACGCCACTAGAGGCAACGTTCGTGGTTACACCTACAACGATGAGATGAAAGGGCAGGCCATACTTCAGCTTACCCAGATTGGTCTACAATTTGACGAATCAAAAAGTGACAATCCGTTTGCCTATTATACCGCTGCTGTGACCAATTCATTTGTTAGAATTATCAATCTTGAAAAACGCAATCAAAACATCCGTGATGACATTCTAGAAATGAACGGAATGAACCCTTCATGGACACGCCAAAACAGTGCCAATGGTGGTAAGAACGCTCCCGGACCGGTCACTATCACAGATAGTTTAGAATGAGTTTGACCTTACATTTACATTCTGTTATAATTAATCTATGAACCTTTTTAAGAAAGTTGCATGCTTCACTGACATACACTTTGGATTAAAATCCGGAAGTCGTACACACAATCAAGACTGTGAAAATTTTGTGTCTTGGTTTTGTGACACAGCCCAAGCACAAGGCTGCGAAACAGCCATATTCCTAGGCGATTGGCATCATAATCGTAGTACCACTGACGTGAGTACCATGAATTATACTGTGTCAAACTTGGAAAAACTCAGTCAGAGTTTTGAAAAAGTCTATTTTATTCTAGGCAATCACGATCTGTTCTACAAAGACAAACGTGAAATCAACTCTGTTGAGTTTATGAGATTGTTTCCTAACATCGTGCCTATACGTGAATTACACACAGAAGGCAATGTCACTATCATGCCTTGGCTGATAGGAGACGAATGGACCACGGTAAAACAACTCAAAAGCAGATACATATTCGGACATCTTGAGCTGCCGCATTTTTACATGAATGCCATGGTGCAGATGCCCGATCACGGTCAACTCCAGACTGGACACTTTCAGAATCAAGAATTGGTGTTTACTGGGCACTTTCACAAGCGACAACAAAAAGGCAACGTGGTCTATATAGGCAATGCTTTCCCGCACAACTATGCAGATGCAGGTGATGATGATCGTGGCATGATGATCATGGATTGGGGTGGCAAACCTGAATACCATTCTTGGCCTGATCAACCTATATATAGAACTTATAAACTGAGTCAGATCATTGACACTCCAGACCAGTTGCTGCGTGAAAAGATGCATTGTCGTGTGACCATTGACTTGCCTATTACCTTTGAAGAAGCAAACTTTATCAAAGAACAGTTTATGCCGCAGTATAAACTGCGTGAACTCATGCTGATTCCGGAAAAGGTAGAAGTAGAAAGTGCAGTTAATCCCATAGACATCACATTTGAATCTGTTGACACTATTGTGATGAATCAGATCAATAACATAGACAGTGATACCTATGACAAAAAACTACTGTTGGACATCTATAACGAACTATGATTAAAATCAACAATCTCACAGTACGCAACTTTATGAGCGTGGGCAATCAGACTCAGGCCATAGATTTCGATCGCGGACAACTTACTTTGGTCTTAGGCGAGAACCTGGACCTAGGTGGTGACGACAGCGGAGCTCGTAATGGCACAGGCAAAACCACTATCATCAACGGTCTCAGCTATGCCATCTATGGTCAAGCACTGACTAACATCAAGCGTGACAATCTGATCAACAAGATCAACAGCAAAGGCATGCTGTGTACTGTTACATTTGAAAAAGATGGTGTTAAGTATCACATCGAGCGAGGTCGTAAACCTAATCTGTTGAGATTCAGCATCAACGATCAGGAACAGGAACTCAGCGACCTCGACGAAAGTCAAGGCGATAGCAGAGAAACACAAAAGGCCATTGAAGAAGTGTTTGGTATGAAACACGAAATGTTCAAACATCTCATTGCCTTGAACACCTACACTGAACCGTTCTTGAGTATGAAGGCAGCAGATCAACGTGCTATCATCGAACAATTGCTGGGTATTACCATACTGTCAGAAAAAGCAGAAGCTCTCAAAGATGCAATTAAGATCAGCAAAGACAGCATTGCGACAGAAAACACAAGAATAGAAACTGTCAAAGCCAGCAACGAAAGAATACAACAAAGCATTGAGTCGCTGATACGCAAACAGCGTATGTGGGAAGAACAAAAAGAAACCTCAATGACCAATCTAGCAAAGGCCATTGAAAAACTCATGGACATAGATATCGATCAAGAGATCGAGGCTCATCGAGCATTGGACGTCTATAATACCAAGCGCAAAGCCATCAACGAATTGAATAATTGGATCAATCGTTGTAAACTAGATGAAGCTCGTGAAGTCAAGGACATGGATCGACTGAAAGTCGAAATTGCCAGTTTAGAAAATCACACCTGTCACAGTTGTGGTCAGGGCTTTCACGACGACAAACAGGTAGCACTGTTAGAAAAGAAACGCAAAGATCTACAAGAAGCGGCATTACAGGCATTAGCAACTAATTCACAGTATATCGAACATACCGCTGCTCTTGCTGAACTAGGTGAACTAGGTGTGTGTCCTACAGTAGTGTATGACAATCTCGAACAAGCATTGAATCATAAAAACACCTTGGGCGGACTAGAACGTGATATCACTATCAAGAATGCTGAAGAAAATCCATATGATGATCAAATCACTGAACTTAAAGAAACAGCCGTACAGGAAATAGATTGGAACGGACTCAACGAGTTGGTGCGTGTTAAAGACCACCAAGAGTTCTTGCATAAATTGTTGACCAACAAAGATAGTTTTGTTCGCAAACGAATAATAGATCAGAATCTTGCGTTCTTGAATCAACGTTTGACCTACTATTTGGACAAGATTGGATTGCCTCACACAGTAGAATTTCAGAATGACTTGACTGTGATTATCACACAGCTGGGGCAGGATCTAGATTTTGACAATCTAAGCCGTGGTGAACGTAATAGACTGATCTTATCTTTGTCGTGGGCATTCCGTGATGTATGGGAAAACCTATACACCAGTATCAACTTGCTGTTCATTGATGAACTTGTGGATTCAGGCATGGATGCTAGTGGTGTTGAATCTAGTATTGCTGTGTTGAAACGCATGACTCGTGAACGTGACAAGAACGTGTTCTTGATTTCGCATAGAGACGACCTAACCAGCAGAGTTAATCACGTGCTGAAAGTGATCAAGGAAAATGGATTTACTAGTTATTCTAATGATATAGAGATCGTGGCATGAGTTCAGACGCACACGATCGCATGATCCATGCCTTTCAAGAATACTTTAAATGGCAGGATCGATTTCATCACAAAAAATCCGACGAAGCAGGCATCAAGGCAAGATCATGGCTATCAGAAATACGCACACAGGCATCAATACTACGAGTAGAAATACAAGACAAACGCAAGACACAACGAGAATCCAGAAAAGGCATGAGAGGCAAGAAGCTTTAACTAATTAAAGAGTGCAATGGACGTTTCAAAATCAAATAATAGACGAAATACCAGAAGGCTATATTGGCTTTGTTTATATAATCAC